GCTGGTATAAACGCCAACGCAGCGGGGGTAGTTTTTGCGGGGCGCACTCGTTTGCAAGGGTTTTCTTTTGTTTCCGGTGGAACTGCTGGGATAGCTAACTTGCGTAACGGTGGTGTTACGGGAACAGAAGTCATACAGTTCCGCTCGATTGGAACTGATAACTCCTCGGACGATCCGTTTATACCAGATGAGGGTGTTTTGTTTAAGGATGGTTGCTACGTTACATTCGTTGTTCCGCAATTTGATCTTATGATGTTTTACCACGCATAAGGCGATTTAAAATGGCTAAGATCGACAAGTCCAAAATGAAATGCAACAAGCCGAAACGCCAAATATCCGGCGGCAAAAAGTCTGTTGTTAAGGCTTGCGACAAGGGGAAAGAAAAGATTGTTCGGTTTGGCGATGCCAACATGACAATTAAGAAGTCTAACCCCGAGCGCAGAAAATCGTTTCGTGCAAGACATGGTTGTGACAAAGGCACCTTGGATAAACTAAAGGCCAAATACTGGTCATGTAAGGCGTGGTGACGTAATGAAATTAGATTTGCAAAGTGTTTTTTCTGCGGTTGCCTTGGGAATGTTGGGCTGGGCATCTTTGCAAGTTTACCAGATGAACGCTAGTGTAAGTTTAATTTCTTACAAAGTGGAAGAAAATTACGATATGATAAAGCCTATGTGGCAGGATTTTTTGGTCAGGAGCGCAAGAAATGATGAATCGTGGGGCGATGAGTTTTCAAGTTTCCACACCTCCAGAAAGGACAAGTAATGGCAAAAAAGAAAAAGCTCGACGCTTGCGCCAAAAAGGTAAAGGCTCGGTACAAGGTGTGGCCCAGCGCATACGCAAGCGGAGCGGTAGCCAAGTGTCGAAAAGTGGGGGCCGCAAACTGGGGAAACTCTACTAAGAAGGCTGCTACAGGTGGCATCATTTCGGCTATAGACAAACCCAAACGTCCTGCTCGTAATTACAATAGTGGCGGTGTTATCGCTGCGGGTTGCGGTCAAGTAGAAGAACCTCGCCGCAAGGTTACAAGGACGTACTGATGGCTAAAAAGAAAAACTCTTTGCAAGAATGGTTTAGCCAAAACGATGGTAAAGGATGGGTTGACTGTAAAACAGGGAAGCCTTGTGGTCGCCAGAAGGGCGAGAAGCGAAAAGGTTATCCAGCGTGTAGACCAACTATGTCTCAGTGTACTTCGGCGTCTAAAAAGAAAAAGTCTTCTAAGCGTATAAATTGGAAAGCAAGTGGCGGATTAGTCCGAATCTTTTAAAGGAGAGATAAAATGAAAATGAAGAAAAAAGGTTACAAGGCTGGCGGCAAAGTCAAAGGCATGAAAGCTGGTGGAAAAGTCAAAGGCATGAAAGCTGGCGGCAAAGTCAAAGGCATGAAGGCTGGCGGCAAAGTCAAAGGTATGAAGGCTGGTGGTAAAGTCAAAGGCATGAAGGCTGGTGGCAAAGTCAAAGGCATGAGGGCTGGCGGTCAAGTCAAAGGATTTGGTTTTAGGGGGGTGTTCTAGCGTAGATGTCTTATTTACAAAGCAACATACCATACTTTAAATGCTGGGTTCGTCGCGAGTACACTCATAACCATGAGAAATATCATGGAGAGTTTTTACACGCGATGGTCATAGCTGTAACAAGTATGCCGAATAGGTCCCTAAGTTTTCAAGTAATCTTTACGGGTTGCGAAGCCGAAGACGAGGAAGAGGACACAGTTCATGGTGGTGCAATGTGGGCTCGGATGCCTCTTACGGCGTTGGTCGCAGATATCCCGTTATCGGAATGGCCTACTCCAATGGCAACACACGATGCTCAACCTTGGGACTGTGCTTCGCACCACCACGCAGTATACGTTTTGGACAGAGCTACACCTTGTCCTTGGATGGCAAAGATTGATGGTCAGTTCTTTCCCGCAAAGTATTTGTTTACGGTTGACTACACTGACTCTGAAATAGCAGATGATCCTGCACAGCATAAACAAAGCCATGTTTTGCAATTGTTAGACGCAGGAGAATGGACAGGCAACATTGTTGCTTTACCTAACAATCGAGTGCGTGTGACGCATCCTGCTTGGTTTGCGTTAGGTGAGGGTGCTCCAGACTTCAGACCATCCCAACATATACACTATTCAAAAAGTGATTTAGACTATACACTGGATGTGAATAGAGTGTTTGATAATCTTTATAACGAGGACGATGGAGATGAAAAAACCGATACCTAGCGGACCCAAAGGTAAGGGCATAACAGAGTTGAAAAAAGTGGCCCCAGCGGCGGTGGCTAAAATGGGTTACAAAAAAGGTGGCTGTGTTATGACTAGAACTAATCAACAACCGAAGTTAGTTTAGTTATGGCAACATCTGGAACAAGAGACTTTAACCTTGACGTTGCTGAAGTCATCGAAGAAGCTTATGAGCGTTGTGGACTTGAGGTTCGCACGGGCTACGATGCTAAAACAGCGCGTAGATCTTTGAATCTTATGTTTGCAGAGTGGGCCAACAGAGGTTTAAACTTGTGGACTGTTCGACAAGGCACAATCAACTTAACTCAGGGTAAGGCGCAAGAACCCTTGACGGATGATGTGGTTGATTTGTTAGACGTTGTTCTTCGTCGCAACAACACTGATTACGAGGTAGAGCGCATCAGCCGTGGGGACTATGCTAATCTCCCGAATAAAACTACCCAAGGAAGACCAAGTCAGTACTGGCTTAATAGACAAATTGACCCAATTATAAACTTGTGGTCTGTTCCGGACAACTCCACCGACCAGATAATTTACTACTACGTCCAAAGAATTGAAGATGCTGGTGCGTTAGTAAACACTGCGGATATGCCGTTTAGGTTTTTCCCCTGCATGGTGGCAGGTTTGGCGTATTATCTTGCCATGAAACGAGTACCTGACCGAATCCAGATGTTAAAATCGGTTTACGAAGAAGAGTTTCAACGGGCTGCAGACGAAGATTCCGGACGAACTCCTTTGAAGCTACAACCCAGCTTGAGTTATTTGAGGGTGTAATGACATACGCTAGTGGAAAACATGCTTGGGGGATATCTGATAGATCAGGGCGGCGATACCGCCTTCGTGACATGATGGTAGAATGGACGGGAGCTAAAGTTGGGCCGGACGAATTTGATCCAAAACAACCGCAACTGTCCGCTCCTAAAGTTGGACCTGACCCACAGGCTTTGAAAGGGCCCCGTCCAGAACATAATCTGGCGGAACAAAGAAACATACAGTACGGTTTTAATCCTGTTGGGTTTAATAGTATCCCTGGTATAACACCTTTGAGTAATTTAGCACCTGTTGGTGCGATAGGCACAGTAACAGTAACTGGCGTTATAAACCCAGATGAATCAGCGAACAAAGCATATCCTACATTAGTAGCTTTAACATCGTCTGTTGGTACTGCAACGTCTACAGCCCCAGAGGCAGAGAACAAAGCATATCCTACATTAGCGGCTTTAACATCGTCTGTTGGCGCGGTGTCGACTACAACAACATCGGACATTACGGCTACTTACGCGGTAACAGTTGCCTCTTATTCCGGAGCTAACTATTATTATATTGATGGCTCAAGGGCAGCTACCCTTAACTTGTCAGAAGGTAGCATCTATAGATTCGATCAATCAAATTCTTCTAATTCCAACCACCCTTTAAGATTTTCTATTACCTCTAACGGAACGTGGGGGGGTGGAAGTGCGTACACCACAGGCGTAACCATTAACGGAACGCCAGGGAGTGCTGGAGCATATAGTCAAATTGAAGTTGCTTCTGGGGCTCCTACCCTGTACTACTATTGCACAAATCATAGCGGTATGGGAGGTCAGATTAACACATGAGTTTTACATACACACAGTTGAAAACGGCAATAGAAGATTACACTGAGAACAATGAAACTTCTTTTGTAAGAAACCTGCCTTTGTTTATTCGTCTTACCGAGGAACGCATTCTTAAAAACGTTCAACTAAGTTTGTTTCGAAAGAACTCCGCAGGAGCCATGACTCAGAACAACAAATACTTAGCTGTTCCGAGTGATTTTTTAGCTCCGTTTGCCCTGTCTTTTACAGACAGCGACAGCAACACATCTTTTGTGGAATACAAAGACCCTGAGTTTATTCAGATGTACACTCCAAATTCGGCTACAACTGGAGCTCCTAAATACTATGGGATGTTTGATCTAAACAACTTCATCTTGGGACCTACACCTAATAGTAGTTATAGTGCAGAACTTCATTATTTCTACAGGCCCGAAAGTCTAACTCAAAGCAGCTACACGCTAACCTTAACAAGTGTTGTTGGAACGTTTACCACAAGCGACACTATTACTGGGGGCACCAGCGGGGAAAGCAGTGGCGTAGATTTGGTTCCTTCGGGCACCTCCTTGGTGGTGGTAATTCCTAGCAGCAACTATGTTGTTGGTGAGACAATTACAGCTAGTCCGAGTGGGGCTACGGGCGTAATTTCGGCTATTGGTGCGGATACAACATTAACATGGCTTAGTGAGAACGCAGAATTAGCGATGCTGTACGGGTCTTTAACGGAGGCTTACACTTACATGAAAGGAGATCCCACTCTAATGCAGTTGTATACGCAAAAATTTGGGGAGTCGGTATCTCGTTTGAAAAACTTAGGTGAGGCCCTAGAGGTAACGGATGAGTACCGCACAGGTCAACTTATCCGAAACAAATCGTAAGGGGGTATCGTATGAACAACATGTCTTTTCCAGTTACAATGTCTAACGACTTCAAAGTTGAAGTCGCTACGACCAACAACCGAGGTTCTACTCCCGAGGAAGTTGCGAACCGTTGCGTGAACAAAATTGTGTCTGTTTCAGAAACCGCGCATCCTACTATTCGCGCTCAGACAATTGAGTACCGTAATGAGATCGAAAAGCTTGTCGCCGTCTATATGCGCCAAGCTATACAAAGTGACCGAACTACGGTATATAATGCAATAAAAGATGCTGGTCAGCCTACGTTGGCCGAATATATAAGGAAAATGTAGATGGCATTTAATGGAAACTTTCTGTGTACCTCGTTCAAAGTAGAACTAATGAAGAGCGTCCACAATTTTACAGCAGCAAGCAACGTATTTAAGTTAGCTCTGTACACTAACAGCGCAACCTTTACGGCTGCGACTACTGCGTACACTGCTACCAACGAGGTTAGTGGCACAAACTACGGTGCTGGCGGACAATTCCTCACCAGTGTAACGCCTGTGGCAAGTGGAACTACCGCTTTAACAGACTTTGCGGATGAAGTGTTTTCTAACGTAAGTATTTCGGCAGTTCGTGGCGCGTTAATTTATAATGCCCCTGCATCTGGGGATCCTACCGTTTGTGTTTTGGATTTTGGCGCAGATAAAGCTGCTAGTAGCGGGGACTTTACTATTATTTTCCCAACTGCGGATGCGTCTAACGCGATTATTAGGATAGCCTAATGTCCTCTACTGTAGCGTTTGTAGGCTGGAACAGTTCAGCAAGAGCTTGGAATACAAGCACTTGGAACACAAGTCCTGCTTTTGCGCTTACTGCTACAGGTAGTGTTGGACAGGCGGTTCAAGAAGGCGATGCTGTAGTATCTGTTACAGGGGTTGCAGGTACTGGAGCGGTAGGTGACACCTTTACCACAAACATGGGTGTTAGTGCCACCACTTCCATTGGAGCAATTTCTACAACAAGAGGCGATAATGCTTTTGTTACCGGAGTTGTAGGAACAGCAACGCTCGGAAGTTTCTTTACCACCAATACAATGGTGGCAATGACGGCATCGGTGAATAGTGCATCGACAGCCATCGTTGGAACCGCTAATGTACATGTAACCGGGTTGTCAGCAACTGGCGAGATTGGCATCCTGCAACAACCGTGGGGGCAGATTATACCCGCCCTGACCCCAAACTTCTCAGGGATTACTCCCTCGCAGTCACCGTCTTGGACGAACATTGCGGCATAGGATGGAAAAATGGCAAGCACATATGTAAACAATTTACGGTTAGAAGAAATCGGTTCTGGAGAACAATCTGGTTCTTGGGGCGATACGACTAACACTAACCTAGAAATAATTGGGCAGGCCGTTGCTTGGGGAACCAGAGCTATTGCGAACGCCTCAACGGACAACATTACGATTGCAGACGGTGCGCTGGACGCAGATAGATGCCTTGGGCTGAAGCTCACGGGCGGCGGTCAGGCTTGCACGGTCACTCTTTTGCCCAACACCAGTTCCAAAACTTGGTTCATGTATAACGCAACGGCTGCGGCTTTGACTTTTACTTGCGGCAGCGGAGCTAATGTAATCATTCCTGCGAATCAGACTAAAGTTATTGCGACAGACGGCCTTGGGTCAGGTGGCGTGGTTCACGATCTTCTTACGGCTGTTAATTTAGCTGGAACAACCACTGTTGATGACTTGGTAGTTAGTGACGATCTGGTTGTTGGCGATGATCTAGGAGTTACTGGATTGGTCACAATCGGTG